ATCAGGAAAATGAGAAGGAAACTTATCAACTTATTCAAAAGACAGATTGCCCGTGCGCGATGGGGCACCTTGAGCTCAACGGATTTAGAGTTAATAAACAAATCACCATGGATCATGGTGCTGAGAGCGAGTTATATTCAAAGTTCGAGAAGGTCTTCAGCGGTCACTATCACACTCGATCGGATAATGGACGGGTCTATTACCTGGGAAACCCATACGAACTCTACTGGACAGATGTTGGTGATCGGAGAGGATTCACCTTCTTTGATACAGAAACTCTTGAACATACTCCAGTAGATAATCCTTTCCAAATCTTCCATAATATCTACTATGAAGACGATAATCATCAGACATTTGATGCTCGTCCTTATGAGAATAAGATCGTAAAGGTTGTTGTCCGCAAGAAGTCTGACACTAAGAAGTTTGAAAAGTTCCTTGACAAACTCTATCACATTGGTGTTGCTGATCTAAAGGTTGTAGAGAACTATGACTTTGGTGGTTGGTTCCAAGAATCCGATTGCGAAGAGATTGAAGGAGAGGACACACTTTCTATCTTGAATAGATACATTCAAGAATCTGAGATTGATCTCGATAAATCTGAAGTCACAAAGATGATGAGTGAAATCTACAGAGAGGCATGTGAGATGGTCTAATGTACATACTTACGATCTACGGAAGAGAAACCGATGGAGCATATTCGGTAAAGAATGAGTTTGAAGAAGATATACTTTATATTTTTGAACAGGAGGACGATGCCTCAAGGTATGCTATGATGCTTGAGGAAGAAGGTTCTCCTGAGATGCATGTCATCGAAATTGACGATGAACTAATGATCAAGACTTGCGAGATGCACTCTTACAAGTATACGATTATTACTGCCAATGATATTGTGATTCCCCCAACTGAGAATGATTACGTTTCATAAAATTAAGTGGAAAAACTTTCTGTCTACAGGAAATCAATTCACTGAAATTAATTTTGAAAAATCTCAAACAACTTTGATTATCGGATCCAATGGAGCAGGTAAGAGCACGGTATTGGATGCTCTTACTTTTTCTCTGTATGGAAAACCATTCCGTAAGATTAATAAACCACAACTGCCCAACTCTGTGAATGAGAAGGACTGTAGAGTTGAAGTAGAGTTCTCAGTCAACGGAGTCAATTGGAAGGTTATTCGGGGAATCAAACCAAATCTATTTGAGATCTATCGTAACGACAAACCACTGGATCAAGATGCTGCTGCACTAGACCAGCAGAAGTGGTTGGAGAAGAATGTTCTCAAGATGAACTACAAGTCTTTTACTCAGATTGTGATTCTGGGTAGTAGCACCTTTGTTCCCTTCATGCAACTCTCTGCACAGAATCGTAGAGACGTGATTGAGGATCTTCTGGACATCAAGATCTTCTCTTCTATGGGAATCGTTATCAAAGAGAAGATCCGTAATCTGAAAGAAGAACTCAAGGTTCTGGAGTTGAAGAAAGAAACTCTGAACGATAAAGTTCAGATGCAAAAGGAGTTTATTGATGAACTCAAGCATAGGGGTAAGGAAAATATTAAAGACAAGGAATCTAAGATTCTGGGTCTTCTGAATGAGGAAAAAGATCTGATCAATGCCAATGAAAGTATCAATTGGGAGGTTCAATCAGTAGAGCAGCGTCTTGAAACCAACACGGGAGCTACTGAGAAGTTACGTAAACTTGGCAATCTTAAGGGTAAGATTTCTAACAAAGTATCAACCATTACTAAGGAACATAAATTTTTTACAGAGAATACGGTATGTCCTACATGTAATCAGGACATTGAAGAGACCTTCAGAATAAATAGAATTACCGACGCTCAAAATAAAGCAAAAGAGTTGCAATCCGGTTATAAAGAACTGGAGGACGCGATTAATAAGGAGGAAGAGCGAGAGCGTCAATTCATTGCCCTATCGAAGGAGATCACAAACCTCAATAATGATATTTCTAAAAACAATGCTCGGATTGCTGGATGTCAACGACAAGTCAGAGATCTGGAATCGGAAATTCAAAGAATTACCGATCAAC